AAAGTACATAGGCCCTTAAGTTATTGATTTATATAGATTATTATGTAAGTTATTGATTTATATAGGATTTAATTCAAAGAGATTAATTGATTTTTTAATCACATTTGGATGATTTTTTATGAATTTATTTAGTGCACGTTCAGATGTAAATAGTTCACTAAAGTGATGTTTGAAGTTAGGTTCAATAATTTTTGCATTAAGCTTAAATATGATTTTGTTATTTAATTTCATAAATTCTCTCCTATTAAAGAAACATTATATACTGAATTGTATTTAATGTACATAGGCCCCTGGGCCTGAGCGGGGTATATTGACCTATCTAGTAAAAAAATGGGCTGTCCTGGGCGCTGCCGGGAGAGTTGTCCATATAAATCAATAACTTAAGAGTTAATTACTAAAGAGCTGAAGTCATTAGTCTTTTCAAAGCGGATGTTATTCTTAAACTTATCAAGCAGGACATCACCCTTATGGGATATAACGAACACATTGGTATTCTCACCTAGCGTATCCATTACAGATAGGAAGTAGTCTGTACCAGCCACATCAAGACTAGAATCAAAGATCTCATCTAGTAATAATAGGTTGGTGTTGACTGAGTTCTTCATCTTAGCGATCTGGCGCCAAGTGAATAATATTGCCAAGTCGATACGCATCTTCTCACCTTCTGAGAATGAGGCATATGTAAACTCGTCTCTAAACCTAGACTTGATCTTCTCGTTGAAGGATTCATCTAGTTCAAACTTAACAAAGAAGTCCATTGCGGACAGATACATGTTAATTAGTTTGTTCATTGCTGGTAAGTATTCTCTAATGATAGTAGTCTTGATGCCAGTATCCTTAAGTAATACTCCTGCGATCTCTTGTAGTTGTCTCTCTTGCATGAGATCTATCTTTACTTCATTCTTTGCTAGTGCATCATTAGCTAGCAACTTGATCTTGTCTTTCTCTACATCGATGTCGCCTTGTACAGATAACTCGTTGATCTCTTTCTCAAGTTGTTGGTTTGCTTTGATGAGCATGTTCATGGCATTGATCTCTGTTGATATAGAGATGTTCTTATCTTGTATTTGGTTTAAGATGTCTTGTTTCTCTTGTAGGTCTACACTCAACTTACTATATGCAGAGTTAAGTGTATCCATATTGTTTGTGATCTGTTGTTTGCTTTCAGTTATCTTACTGATGATCTTATCTTTATGTTCATGTTGTATACCTTGTTCACATGATGGACAGGTCTCGTTGCTTGTAAAGAATTCTATATGCTCATCGACTTGTGTAAGTTTTTGCGACAGCTTATTCATGTTTGATTTGCACGAGTCTATGTTCTTATCTACATCAGCTTTATCATGTAGTTGTGTATTCAATTGCTCGACGTCTTTGTTTATGAGATTTACTAGTTGAGTCTTATCATTGATCTCTATGATATTAGTATCGATCTTGTCTCGCAGCACCTTAACGTTTTGGTCCTTAGAGTTTTGTAATGAATCGATTAAACTCTTCTGTGCTTTAGCTTGTTCAGTAATTATACGGATCTCAGTATCTACAGCAGACAATTCTTCTTTGTTCTCGGCTATCTTTTCTTTAAGGATAGTATTCATAGTAGAGAATACCTTGATGTCAAGGATATCTTCAATGACTTCACGTCTTTGCCATACAGGTAACTGCATGAACGGTACAAAGGAAGCAGATCCTAATATCACTACCTGGGTGAAGGTTTTATAATTTAATTTTAGGATCTGCTGTTCGAGGACTTTTTGATAATCTTTTACGGCAGCATCTTGATTGATGATTGTACCGTTTTGATATATCTCAAAGATATTAGGTTTGATACCGCGTACTACTCTATAGTGTATAGGACCAATGTCAAACTCAATCTCAACTACACAGTTCTTTTGATTGATAGAGTTTACAAGTTGGTTCTTATTGATATCGCGGAATGGTTTATTGAACAGTGAGAAGGTAAGTGCATCAAGGATAGTGGACTTACCTTCACCGTTTTTCCCAACTATTAAGGTTGTTGAGTGACCATCTAATTGTACTTTGTTTGCTGAGTTACCTGTTGATAAGAAGTTTTTCCAACTCACTGACTTAAATATTATCAAACAACCTCCTGATTAATTGCTTCAATATATAATCCTTTTACGAAAGATTTAATAGCTTCCTTATCTCCTTCCGTTTGGACGGAATCAATGTAATTACCAAGAATGCTAATAGTATCTTCCAGATTAATCTCTGCGTCGATCGTACCTTCGTTAAACTCTGAAAGGTCTTCGATGATTTTGACTTCATATGGTTCTTGTTCGTACAATAAATTGACAAACCTATCAAACTTATACAAGTCGGTTTTATTTATAACTACCAACTTAATGTACTTATCCTTTATATCTATAGTTGTAAGATCGATTGGTTCTTGATCCTTATCATTATACTCGATCTTTTCATGTATAGTGAAAGGGTTTTGGATGAACTCGAGCTGTCTAGTCTCTGTATCAAATACTGAGAATCCTTTTGGATCATTTGCATCTTGCCATGTCATCTCATATGGTGTGCCGATGTACTCGATGTTTTCTTGCTTAGACCTTGTATGGTAATGACCAGACAATACTCGTTCATACTTACTAAACATATCATGTGATAGACCATCTTCGGCTACCATGCCACGGTACATCGGGAATCCTGCTATTTCAAAATGACCCAAGCACAGGTCAGATTTACTACTATCAATAAAACTAAATACATCAACTTCATTCTCCTTACAGATCCATGGTATAAGATCTATCGTTGTGTTATCTTCATGCATACGAGTAGGTTTATCGATCACTATGATGTTGTCATACTCACCTAATATCAATGACTGTGCATTAACTTCTAATGACTCTTTCCAAAATATATCATGGTTACCTAATAGAGTTATTAGTTGAATGCCTTTGTCTTTTAGTTTATCAAAGAAGTAGCGTTTGCACTCAGCAAGCGTATTGAAGTTAACAAACTTACGACGATCAAATAGATCGCCAAGCTGATAGATACCTTTGATGTTATGCTCTTCCATATACGGAAACAAAAATTCTTCATAGAACCTCTCATAGTATTTGTGAAACTTTAATGAGTCTCCTCTTACACCAAAGTGACAGTCTCCCAGAATAACTATCTTACTCATTCGGGTTCTCAATAAATGTATCTAATGTAATAGTGTCGGGATCGACTTTCTTTTTCTTCTTCTTATTCTTCTGACGTTCTTCATATCCATCATCAAACGTACCATGTTGTTGCATGAACCCGATGAATCCATTATAGAAGTCATCACCATCATCATGACCTTGTGTCTCAAATGATTCTATCGTGGTGTCTCTTATTAGTTTACCACGAATGTATGATTGTTTCTTTTCTTTTTCTATGCGACGAAGGAATGCATAGTAGATGATCTGTGTAAAGTAACTGAATGGATTAGATGATTTTGCTGGATCAAAGTTATCAAAGTACATGATACAGTTCTCGATGCCATCGAGGATCATGTCATCTTTATAAGAGTAGTTGATAAAGTTTGGACGATTAGCAAGCTTAGTAGCGATCTTAAGGATACACTCACCAAGATAATTTGAGAGCTGTGGTTTAGGATCTCCGCCAGCTTCTGCATCTGCACATTGCTTCTTATACTTCTTAACCGCTTCTAAGAAGTCTGGATTGTTTACGTAGTGGACTGGTTTTTTCTCAGCCATGTAATTCACCTTTATTTAATAATTAAGATCATTGTACTACATAGTTAGTATAAAGTAAAATTATTTTATTTTATTTCTATAATCCGTAATCGCGGCTTTGATTGCATCTTCGGCAAGTACTGAACAATGTATCTTGACGGGCGGTAACGCAAGTTCTTCTGCGATATCGGAGTTCTTGATTGTTTGTGCCTCATCCAACGTCTTGCCTTTGAGCCACTCGGTGACAAGACTAGAACTAGCAATAGCAGAACCACAACCATACGTCTTAAATTTTGCATCAATTATGGTCTCTCCTTCTACTTCTATTTGAAGCTTCATCACATCTCCACAAGCTGGAGCTCCTACCATACCAGTACCTACACTTAGTGATTCTTTATCTAAAGACCCCACATTTCTTGGGTTTTCATAGTGATCTAATACTTTATCCGAATATGCCATATTATGCCTTATGCTGAGAATGAAGAACCACACCCGCATTTAGACGTCGCGTTTGGGTTTTTTATTGTGAATTGGGATGCTGCTAAAGTCGTTTCATATGCTATTTCAGATCCAGCTAAATACTGCATACTCATAGCATCTATTAGTAACTTAACTTCATGTTGTTCTATGACAAAGTCGTCTTCATTTTGATTATCGTCAAATGTGAATCCATATTGAAATCCAGAACATCCTCCTCCTGATACGAATATGCGTAACATAAGGTTAGGAGTATCTTCATCTTTTAATAGTGATTTAATCTTATCTGCCGCTGTTTCGTTTACTGTTAGTTGATGCATAAAATAATTGTACTTTAATTGTACTCCGTGTTAATATGACTGTATGGGGTTTTTCAAATGGTTAATGTAATGTTTTATTACCATCAATGTTTAAAGAGAGTGTTTCGGGATAATCTTCATCTATGTTATCTCTAAACATGTTCTTAAGCTTATCAGCTAATTGTTGTAGTTCATTCGGGTCATAAGCTTCAGGGGGTGGGGTGTTAGCTCCAATGAAATCGTCCACAGATCTATGATACTCGTCTACGTATCGAGGATCCATGTCTTTTAATACCACGATATGTTGTTTATGAAACACGAATTCATCATCAGCACAAAAGTGACTATAAGTCCCTAATACTATAGACTCTACAGGATATCCACTCATGATACGGCTAACATGCTTTACTACCATAGGGAACTGGATCTTGATATCATAGTCATCTTCTTTCACAAGAGTTCCAAGTATCTCTTCGCCAGAGATTAACTTAATCACTACATATCTATCTAGATCTACTGTCATAGTTGTACCTCGTGGACTTTATAGTCAAACTTTTCTTCTGAGTATATCTTGATTCTCTCAACAAAGTGGTTCAGTGTATGGTTCTTTCTCGATTTATGCTGTAAGTCATCAGCAATATCATATAGTTTTAAATGAGTCTTACCATCTTTTAACCTTAGACCACGACCTATAGATTGAAGGTTTCTGATCTTAGACTTGGTAGGACTAGCAAAGATGATATTCTCTATGCTTGGTATATTTATACCCGTTGAGAACGTAGCATATGAGGCAACGATGATAGTATTATCACCAAGCTCGGTGTTCTTACGGATGTCTTCACGATCTAAAGTTTCTATAGAAACTTTAGATCGTGAAGACATCCGTAAGAACACCGAGCTTGGTGAT